GAGGATTTGTCACAAATCCGGTATAACCCTCTGGTCTTTCTAACGCCATTACATCTACACCCGTTTCTATGGGCACAAGCTGGTTAGAATGGTTAAACAAATCATAAGATTTTACTGAATGGCCCATTCTTTCTAGCTGAATAGAAATATTACCTCGACCAGCACAACCTTCTACAACTCGGTCTGGAACTCTAGAATATTTAGACAAGACATATGTTGCTATGGGTGGGGTGGGATAGAAGTCATTCTTTTTTCTTTTTTTATCGTTAACTTTAACGCCTGTGTATATATCTTTTAAATTTTTAGACATCAAATTCTTCAAAGCTCCTTTTATCGTTCTCGTTTTTAAATTCGTTTTCAACCTCGGCTAGGACACCTTGAGCAGTGTCTAGTTCGTATAGACGCATAGTAGGCTTGTCAACACCTATCATAAATCTAAGTCGGTCATTCATGTCGCTGTACCGATTCTTAAGCTGCTTGAATAAGTATCTTCCCTGCTTGGCAAGCTCTTCGGTTTGCATGACTGCAAGGAACAAGTCCGACGTGGCCGGAAGACCGAAAGACTCAGAGGTATTTGAAAGGTCAATATCTGAATTGTTATATCCATCTCTATTAGTTTGTGTTGCCGACACGATGGGCACCCACATTTCAACTCCAAATCCTCGTAGCTCTTCAGCTATAGATTTTACGAGTTCATACATGGACACTCCCGCTCTAAGTCGGGTTGAAGCCATCAAATTCAGATAGTCAACGAAGATAACCTTCGGAACAAATCCTCGTTTGAGCTTTAGTTCTTGGAGCAAAGCTCTAAAATGGTTAACACCAGCCGAGCCTGCAGGATATTGCTTGATGATTAGATTACCGTTAGTCTTAGACTGAAGTCCATTGACTTTCGAAGTAAGTGCTTCGATTTCGTGGTCGTCAAAATCATTTAGATTGATGCCAAGTAAATTAGCATCAATACGCTGGGCAATCTTGTGTTCGGCCATTTCTAGAGTAATGTATAGAACATCATGTCCCATAGCCAAAGACGCTGCTGCCATGTGAGACATAATCAGCGATTTACCGACTCCAGTATTATGAGACAAAATCCCGTCTGTAAAATACTGCTTCGCTTCACCTTCGATTTCAATATCGACGATAGCGATTTCTTCACCGGTTTTATAGACTGTTGCCTTTGACCATCCTTCGACTGTCATGACATGCTGTTCACCGAGCATTTCTATCATAGAGACCGGAGACCAGCCCATTGTCGTCATGACGAGGTGGTCTTTATTACAAGACAGTTGAGCACCATTGTCAGTTGTCAGAATGTATTCCTCGAATTGACCAATTGGTTTATAATTGTTGACGAGCTTAAAGCCGTCGGGCGCTTCAACTCTAACTTCAAAGCCGTTCTCGATGAAGGCCGGAATTTCACATATCAGACAGACGAATGGCTCTTCATCATTAAGCTTCACTCTCACCAATATCGAACGGTAATTTGTCGGCCTTTTCGCGAAGCTTCTTGAATCGCTCTTCGGCATCGCCAAAGTAGTCATGCCCGACCGAAGAGTCGAACGTGACTGCAAGAGCATCTTGAAGCATTTGAGGTATTGAACCCTTTGTCCGCTTCGGGTCTTTGCCTTGGATAATGTTAAAAGTTTGCGCAATCGCTATTTCGATAGCTCGGTCTTGACACCACTTCTCGGTCTTTTCGACAATCCAGTCAGTGTCTGACTTTACTTCAACATCATAGATGTCGGCAATAGAAGAAGTATCGATGCCTGCATCTTCAAGTTCAATCTTAAGAGCATTCTTAGTTGGAAGGCTGCTATATTTCTGAACATATTTTAATATGACGTCGAAGGTTTCTCGCGTGTCGGATGTGAAATATGATTTTCGTATAAATGGAATGACTGTACGCATATAGTCATCGTTTCTTAGCAAATTTGCTAAGATTGTGTTCTCTAGGTTTTCGCTCATGTTATATTATATCATTTTTGAGAGACAATGTAAACTACCCACTCAAAGAAAAGAATTCGACTTCGAGTATTTCTCGCATGACTTTAACGAAATCAGCTTCGTCTTTTACTTCTTGGTAAGGGTCTTCTATTATCTTGTAGGTAAACGTTACGTCTGGCTTCCTGAGCCATCTCTTCTTCAATGTTAACGTGTCGTATCTGAATACTACCGAGCTATATTTGCCCGATAGTATTCTGATGTTGTAGTAGTTTTCTGAGTCAGATGGTTCGAAGGAGTAGTCTTTATTAGCTATCAACTTCGGCATTCTCTTCTTCCGCTTCTTCAGCTTCAAGAATTTCACGAGCGGCAATAAGAGCCTTCGAGTCTAATTTGAATTTCCGCTTGATAGCTTCATTAAAGTCTGTGTTCTCGAACACTGGCTTCCAGAATTCAGGATTTTCAGTCTGCCCACGACGAACGTTCTTGCCGAGTTCGCCAGTTTCTGGGTCTACGAGTGCGAACCAGCCACGAGCTTCTTTCCCTTCGGCATTTAGACCTTTAGTCATATATCCGAGTTCCATCGCAATATCCATCAAGCCTGAGTGAGTCATCACACCACCATCGAATGTAACGATAATAGGAATCTTGACTTTCTCTTTGATGTAACGAGATTTCTCTAGACGAATGTTGAAGCTGTAACCTGCAACCAAGTCGGTAGACTTAGTGTCATCTTTAATTTGTGAACGAGTAATATTCCAAATAATGTCTGGAGAGAATGTAGCTTTCTTACCACCACCAATATTCAATGAATATGAATTACCAGGACCGTCGTATGCGTGATTAATAATCCACATCGGAATGCCGAAGTTCTTAACGTATGGTGTAATCGAACGGAACCAAGATGTGACAGCTTTCGCTCTTCGGCCAGCATCGGCCTTTAGTACTCCATCCTGGCCAGCTGTCACTTCTTCGACTGAAGCAAGGTTACCAAGCGAGTCAACACCGACGAAGATGTTGTCTTTAGCGAAGTCGAGCTTAGTGAAGATAGCCATCGATTCTAGATGAAGTTCTTCAACGTTCATAACCGGAATATGGAAGAATCTCTCTTTGTCGACTCCAGCGTTGTCTAGCATATCTTCGGTTGCACCATTCTCAGAATCAAAGAATACGAATGTTGAGTCTGGATATTTACGCTGCCAAGCAGCACCGGCTAGAAGAAGGAAGTTAGTTTTGAAGGTACGAGAGTCTCCGACCAACATTACCATGTCGGTTCCAACTCCACCTTCGATTGCATCGCCTCTTAAAGCGATATTGATTTCTGGAGAATCAGTCTGAGCTACTCCATTTCTTTTGATTATTTTGGCTTTACCGAAAACGCCTCCTCTTGAATTTTTGTGAGAAGCTTTTTTCAGTCTGCTAATTGGTGATGACATTTATTTCCTTTGTCGATTGTTCTACTCTCTTTCTTAATGAAGATGAAGAGAACGAATGTTTTCTACGATTATAATGTATTTTACCGAGCCCCTTCCCGGTGTGTTCTTTGTCTTTGTATTCTTCTCCGACGACTCTTATGTCTGGTTCTAGAACATGAATCAGGTCTAGAAGGTCTTCTTCGCTTTCAAACGGGACAATATAATCTACATATTTACAGGCTTGAAGTTGAATATAACGTTCCAGAATACTTTGGACGGGTTTGTTTTTCTCGGCACGGTCATTGGTCGGGTCAGTCTGAAGACCGACGACTAATATGTCACATAAGCTTTTTGCTTCCATGAGCATTGCGATATGACCAGCATGAAATAGGTCGAAAGAAGATGCAGTAAAGCCGACCTTCCCTCCACCAAATTGAGTCTTTAGATATTCTTTCAAACGAGCTCCAATGCGTGTGCGATGTGTCCCTCTTTGGGATGATATTTAATGATGCGAACGAGTTCACTCGTCACAAGAATTTTCAAATCTTCGGGATGCATTTCTAGAAAGGCAGCGAACATCTTTAGATAAAAGCGATAGAGCATAATGTCACCGCTCTCATTGAGAATACTTGCACAGAATTTAGCACAGTCTAGTTCATTACATCCAAATCCCCCGACAATAGGGTCAATAAGATACGGTTCACCGTGTTTGAACAGAATGTTTTTGATGCCGAAGTCACCATGATGACTCTCATATTCTAAGTCTAGAGCCTCTAGATTTTCAATGAGTTCTGGCATTTCCAAGTTGTTATAGAACAGATGCCCTTTGATTTTCTCGATATAAGCAGAATATGGAACTGCTTCGGTTTGCTCAATTCTCTTAATATTTATGAGCGTTTCTAACAGCTTTCCGATAGCCACATATTTGAAGTCGTCAGCATAGAATTCATCGTGTTCGATATGGTCCATTGTGATAACGTCACCGATGATTTTCTCTACCTTCGGAACTAGAAGACCGACAGCGTCGGCTTTCTCCATCCACTTACGAGTGTCCTCGGCCTTTGGGTCACGCTTATGAACCTTTGTCCCGTCAGTGAATAACTCCGAACCAGACAGCCCGCCTTCGAGCTCAACGATATTTAGGTCAATGAAATCTTGAGGAGATATTCCTTTATCATCGACGTAGTAGTATGCTAGAGGCTTCTCAAAGCTGAGTTCGTCATATGGAACATCATGCTTTTCAAGCCACTTTTCGATAGACTTTCTGTATTTTTTCGCAGCTTTCTTTCGTGTCTTACAGCTTATTGAACCTCTGGCCGTGAAGATTCTTATCTCCCATCCAGCTTCTTTGAGGTTTCTCATCTTTTCGATGAGATGAATATTAGGCCGAGAATTATCCCAGTCACGATTAGATGTGAAACAAATAGTGTCGTCTAAATCTAAGACAATTGACTTTATCATATGAAGCTTTCTAGAGATATTTGCTCTTGTTTATAGTCTACGATGGCTCTGCCCTTGAAGACTCCGATTGTTCTATTTTTTGCTTGTTTAAATCCAAGGCCGAGAATTGGATTGCCTTCTAAAGAGTCATCGTAATTAGTGAATAGAGATTTGAGGACTGTCGTCTTGCTTCTCTTATTTTCTTGATGTTCAATACTCTCGACTGCTTTAAGCATGTCGTTAATACAACCAGCAGCATCTGATTCTTTGATTACGAACTCTTTGCCTCGGTCGAGATATTCTCGGTAAAGACCCTTGTCATTCCAGACTTTATTCATCTGGTCGAGTGTATCGTTGAGGTCATTCTTGTCTGACCAAATCGCGACTTTGTCTTCGTCAATAAATCTATTGCCATCGACTGAGATACTGTTCTCACCAAGATGCTTGTCAAAAATAGGAATCGTTCCAGATGCAAGAATTTCTATCTGAGAATATTCTAATCGGTCACCATAATTATGAGGCGCCTTCGGAATTCTGAATCCGGAATATCCGAATGCTGCAGACTTCATAAGACTTAGCCCTTCTTTATTGTCATACGGTCCATAGATAACACACTCTCTCGAGGGATTGAGGTGAAATCCGTCCATCTTAGCTTCATACGGAGCGGTCTTAATGAGTGATAATGCACCAATCGAGCGTTCGATTCCGATGACTCTCCATCTGAAATTCTTGTCAATTTTAGACAAGTCGA